CGTCCCCCATCGCAACCAGGAGGAAATGCCAGCTCAGCCTTTGTTCCCGGATCCAAATCTGGAGATATGACTCACTCGCCCGGAGGGTGAGTCATCCAATTATGACTCATCAATTATGACTCGTCAATTAACTGCACAAACAGGTTAATATAGCTAGTTTTTTCCGAACGAAACAAGCCGGTCCCGGTGGCTGAGTGGTAAAGCGTGGGATTTTTAAGACAGGTAACAACGTTACTGTTGCTTAAACCAAGCAGATTTAGTCTGCACGAAACCATCCTTGATTCGCGGGTTCGAACCCCGCTCGGGATTACACGGTATTTTTTTTTATTGAATTATGTTAACATTTAGCCGACCGAGCAGCTTGATGCCACTCGCGCGCTTGTCCTTTGCATCCCCTTTGTATTCCTGGATCATCTCCATCACTTCTCCGTATTTTTTGGCGATTTCGTTGACGGTGTTCATTGACTTGTAGTACCGAACCACGGCCGCCAGCCCTTGCTTCTTGTACTGAGTCTCAGATGCAATGTCCCCGATCGACTTGGCGTTCTTTACAAGCGTCTCGATCTTGGCTGTACTCGCAAGATCAGAATTCATCTGTTTTCCCGCATTGTTCATGCTCATCAGGAGAAGCTGCGCCTCCTTGTTGAGTGAGGAGAGCACGTGGGCCGCCGCTGGGTGCGCCGAGTGGTATTCGGCCGGTGTGGGCTTGGACGCAGTTGAGTAGTTCAGTGGGGGTTGTCGGCTCATTGTTTTACTTGGAATCGGGCTCACTTTTTTTTAGACTTGGCCGATGGCGTCTTGCGCTTCTTAGCCTTTTTTGAATTGGTCGTCACTCTCGCCACCGCACCTTTCTCGTCACCCGTTGCGAGTTCTGGTTTCCCCGTTACGAGACACAGAGCGTCGCCCGGCGCGCATCGTTCTCTGGCTTTGCCTAGCCTGACCGCACGTTCCGCAAGCGTCTCCGTGGCTAGAGGTTGCGGAATGATTGGGGCAGTTCCGTTGCTGACGCTTGTCGACGGTTTGCTTTGGCGTTCGGTGATACGATCGTGCTCCCGCCGGATGCGGTCGCCCGCGACACTCGAGTTTTCGACGTTGACGCACGCTCGATACAACTCATCCAGCTCACCCGATACCTCCTGGCGCTCCTCCCTTGTCCCCAGAAGCTTGCGGTGCTTGACGTGAAGATCGCATTCAGTCGATTTCTCGGGAACAAATTTCTTGTCGTTTGGGCGCGGGAGGCACCGGCGGTCACGGTCTTTGGTGTACCCCGCGTAAAGATCGTGCGAATCACAGTCACTCTTGGCACCACCGCGGGCCAAGCACTCTCTGGTAAGAACATCCATGTCCTCCTTGACTCGCCGGGCGTCGCGGAGAACTGTGTCGGAACAAATGGGCTCACACGGGTTGACAGGTTTAGGGGGCAGTTTGCCAAGCCACCCGGTTTCGACCGCTTTCTCATCCCACTCCTGTTTGGCAACACGATGCAACAAATAGGTGTCAATCGGGCAGTTGAACGGCTCAGACTCCTCAGGGATACTGTGTTTCCCGCGCTCCCGAACCGGGGCTTTCCCCTTGGCCCCCCTTTGAATCCACTCGGGGTCTGGCGGCGGGTCGCCCCCCGCCACCTGGTACACGCACTCTTCGTACCGGTCAATCGCCTTTTGCTCCCGCTCGCGACTCCTGTCGCCCTTGACCCGCCCGGCTTGTACCGATCGAAGACTGTTGTCCACCGGCTCGATGCTCACCATCGATACGTCGTTGTGACCCAGCGCTTTACGGACGGCGTCAAGCACCCCACCGCCCACGTTTTTCTCGATCCACCGGAGCAAATTGTCGCCCAGCCCAGCCTGGTCGATCCGCTTCATGTGCATCACAAATGTGGACCCGCGGGAGACCCCCGCGCTGTAGCTCTCGAGGTCACCCATCCAGTAGGTGGCCACCTTGATCGGGGTCTTGTTGAGCCGGTCTACCTTGGCATTGAGCTCCTCTTGCGAAATCCCAGATGCCTCGAGCGTCACTAGGTACCGCTGGCTCTTATCCATGGCAGTCGGGTTGGTGTCCCGCTTCTTGATCTTGGCCAGGTCGTTCTCGAGGTTCACCTTGCACCGCCGCATCTCGGTGATGCGCTGATCGATCGGTGGATCCAGCGCGAGCGGCGCCACCGATTGCGGGTCGGAGGGTCCAGTTTGTGTCGGTGAGCACCGCGACTCGTACGCCCGGAGCGTGGGCAGGCGCTTTTCGGACGACAAGTACTCTCGGTCAACCGCCATCCTGTACAGCTCGCAGTTGACCCGGAGATTCTCCGACCACTGCTCGGCGAGCGTGGCAAACGCCATTTCGTCCCCAGTCACCACCCCTGTCAGGTCAATCTCGGGCTTCCTGTCGATCGACACAGCTTTGGGTAAATGCAACACGGGCATAACTACATTCACGGTGACCCGCTCCGCGAACGACGTGTGCGAGCAAAACCGGATCGCCCGCCCCACCCGCTGAACCAGCGCCTTGTAGTCCGGCGGAACATCGAACAACACAATGGTTTCGACCCCGCAAAAGCTAACACCCTCTTGAAAGTTGGGCGGGTTGAGCACCAGGCATCGCAGCTTCTCGCCGTAACGGTTGACATTAGGGTCATTGAACAGCGCCATCGCCTCGCGAACGTCGGCGTGCGCCTTGCAATCGTTGTGCCCGCTCCCCGTGGCGGTGTGACAGCCGAGCTCCTCCTCCTTCTTGGACGACCCAAGCAGAAAGCGCGATATCACCCCCTTTTTCTCAAGCATCTTTTGCAGCGCCAGGGCGCCGTGCTCGGTATACGCCATCACCAACGCCTTCCCCTTGGTCTTTGCGACGAAATCGGTGACGGCGGCCATCTTGGGGACCAGATCGTCTCCCGCCTCGACGATCATCCGGGCCCGCCGATCCTGGGTCGATCGGAACCGGTAGAAATCCTGGGTCCGCGCTCGCGTCTTGACCCCGCCGACGTGTTCGAGCACCCCGAGGCTGTTAAACTTGTCCGCGGTGTGGTCCTGCTTTGGCTTGATTCCTTTTGCCTGGTCCCAACACGCGCCGCCTTTGTCAGCGAGCACACCGCGCCGCTTCACCAACTCCTCGTTGTTCCGTGACCCGGGGACCCCGCACAAGTACTGCTCGGCGAACGTGGTGAGCTCCCGGTCGGTCTGGATCACCGGGACAGGGAGGATTTGCGGGAGTTGCATCCCGGGCATCAGCCACTTCCCCTCGGCGAAGTTGATGGGCGCCCCCACGTCCTCGGGGAAAAAACACACATACCCTTCCTCCCTGGATCGCCCCTGGCTCAGACCGTGATTGCCAACCACAATGTCCATCAAGTTGTCGAGATCGGCCATCGTCGACGCAGGCGTGGCGGTAAGCAACACGATCTTGGCGTCGTCCGAAGCTTCGCGGATCATCTCAGCCAGGAGCAACACTCGAGCCACCGTCCCGACGTTCCCCTGTTTGATGAGCTCGTGTGGCTCAGTCAGGTAATGCGCCTCGTCAAAGAGGGTTACCGCGTCTTCAAAGATGTTTCGGTGCGCCGTATTGCCTAAATGCACCTTGTACGGTTTACCCTCCTGGGTCTTGAGCTTTAGAGCGTCGGCCCGCTTTTGTTGTCGGGCGTAGGCTTCACGCGACACCGCTTTGGGGTGGCCCCACGCAACACTGTTGCCCCCCTTGCGCGCAAAGTGATGGTACAGCCCAACGTGGATCAGGCGCCCACCGGTCCTAAACCCCTCCCCTTTCCCATCGACCACGGCGTCGGGGAAGATCATCGGCGCCGATTCGTAGATGTTTTTGATCAACTCGGTGGTCGGGACTACGATGTTGATCCTCTTGTTCGATCCGGGGTAGTCGTCCAAGAACCGCTTCACACACCCAAGGATGATGAATGTCTTGCCCGCCCCAGTCCTCTGTGCCAACAGGAGCCGATAAACCCCGTTGGTCGCAAACAACTCAACGGCGGCTTGTTGGTGCGGCCCCAGCGAGAACCGTTGGGGCTGCTTGGGGGCGCCGTCCGGGAGTCCGCATTTGACTGTCGGGCACGGGCCGTACTCGAGGTGATCGAGCCTGTCGATTAACATCCTGCTCAGCGATTCGCGTGCCCCCGGTCCCCCTTGTTTTTCTTCTGTGGCTTGTTTGATCGGCTTTTGGCGCTTGGCCTCCTGGATCGCTTGCCGTCGCTTGTCTTGAATGGCGCCGCGTTGCCCGGCCTCGATATCCGCCAGCCGTCGATCCATGGCCTGTCGCGCCCACCCGGGCATCTCTGTCAGTTGCAGATCCTCAATCTCACCCGTATCCTTTTCGATGACCACATGCACTGGCTGAGTGGCTCTGCGCGTGAGGTTCATGAAAGCGTCGTACCCGTCCTCATTGTCAAACGTCGCCGTAAACGGCGGGTTGCACTGATACACCGAGCCCGCCGCGTGCATGCGTTCCTCCAGACATGTGCGGAAGTCTGGTGGTGGCGGCGGTGCGTCCACTCGCACATTGATTGGAGGCATAACCTTTTGATTCTACCCCGGACCCTGATTTTCTCTGGTTCGTAAGTCCATGACGCGCGTCGACATGGGTCAAAATTTTTAGGGCCCGGTATGGTTGAGATGATCCGTCCTGGGTAAGACGTTAAACTACCCACCCCCAAATCATCGGGGTTTTTTGGTCGAGGATGTTCAGGTTGGTCCGTCCTGGGCAAGACGTTAAACTACCCACCCCCCAAATCATCGGGGTTTTTGGTCGAGGATTTTCAGGTTCGTTTCGTCCTGGGTAAGACGTTAAACTGCTTTCCGGAGTTCAACGTGTTCAACATTTCAAGGTTTTCTTCGAGGTAAGCCGCGCCCGCCCACTCATCCCCCTGTTGGCGCCCGCGCGCATCCCTTTTCCCAGCGCAGATACGTTACTCGATGGATCTCTCGTCGGGGCGGAACCGGACGGTAAGTTCACATACCTTGTCCTCGCTCTGGCGGAAACGGACGGTAAGTTCACATACCTTGTCCTCGCCCTGGCGGAAACGGACGGTAAGTTCACATGCCTTGTCCTCGCTCTGGCGGAAACGGACGGTAAGTTCACATACCTTGTCCTCGCTCTGGCTTTATGGAGAGTCACTGCTTATCCAGGCATGCCAAGCACACCCTCCACGAACCCATCCCCCACCCCACACAAAATGCGTGGAGTCGAAGCCGAGCGGCCAATGACGCCCCCTCACCATCCAAAAAAGAAGGGGGTTGAGGCCAGTCAACCACAATTCTTTTCTCTCCCTCGTGATGCCATTGCTCCTGCCCCGCCTAATGCGCCACTAACTTTGCTCACACCCCTTTTGGAGACCCACTCCGGGACTCGGATCATTCCGAGCCCTGGGGTGGGTTTCCTTTTTTTTATTGCTCGGAGTAAATCAAGAACGGCCTTTTTGGTCCCCATCACCAAGACATGCATGCAGAAACTATCACACAACCGCGAATTCAGGTTTTGTGATGAGCCTGGGACTCGCTATCAGATCGGAAAGGGGGGGTTTGGGATTGTGTATCGAGGGGTTCACGTGACTTCCGGGGTGGCCGTCGCGGTCAAAAAGATCCGACTTTCCAGCGGGATGCAACGAGAACGGGTGCGCGCCGAGATCGAACACTCTAGGTTGTGTTCCGGGCACCCCCACGTTGTCGAGCTTATGCACAACGAGATCACCAACCGCCACGGCTATCTCTTTTTCGGGTTTTGTAGGGGCGGGGCGCTGGGCGACTTGGTGCGGTCGCTTGGCCCCAGGCCTGAGGATTTTGCACGGACAGTTTTGGTTCAGTTGGTCAACGCGCTCAATTACGTCCACAGCCTCGACTTGGTGCACCGCGACGTCAAACCGGGCAACGTCTTCCTCGACGAGCCCGAGTGCGACCATCGCAGAGTGCACGTTCGACTCGGCGACTTTGGGCTAGCCCGAAAGCACACCCACGAGCGCGGAGGCGACCCTGCGGCCGCGATGATGAACACCTTTTGCGGGTCGCCGATGTTCATGGCGCCCGAAATTCTGTCGCGTCAAACGTATGGTCGCGACGTCGACTTTTTTGGTCTTGGGGCAGTCATCTTCTTTGTCGTGACGGGTGCACCCCCGTACAAATCGCGTCGACTGGACCAGCTGATCGAGGACGTGAAAATGGGCAAGGTGAAACGCCCCAGGTACCCCGACACACTGAGCGCATCGGCCCGCGACATTATCGACCGCATGCTCGCCGCCAACCCGAGCCTGCGCATCGAGTCTAAGCACATTGTTGAACACCCCTTCATCACGCAAATCGAGCCACGACAGCCCACCCCGACTCCGCTGGCGCCCGCGACGGTCGATGATGTGGGGGCCATGTCGTTTGTGGTAGTGGACCGCAAGTACGTCGACATCAACGAGGCCAGCGTTCCGATCTGGCGTCGCGACTCGCCCGATGCCGCCGAGCGGATCGAGTTGTACGAGGCTTACAACCGCGCGGTGTTGGCCAACCTCCACTCGCCGTACCGCGCCATGGTGGTGGTTCACCGCCTGCTCGGCCTTTTAAGGGGGTCAATCGACTTTTTCAAGGACAACGCCGGCGGGAACCAGTTGGCGGCGTTTCAGCGCATCTACAACGACACAGTGGTCCGAATCGAGGCGATCCGCGACCAAGCCAATCAGTGCGCGGCCTTTGGCGTCCAAGCCCCGGCGTCGGGCCAGATCCCGTCGGCCGAAGAGGTCATTTACATGCACGCGGTCCGGATCGCCGCCGACGGCGCCGCCAGCGAGCGCGGTCTCGAGATGGGGACGGCGGCCCCGCTGTACAAGGATTGCGTCCTTCTTTTGCGGAACCTGCGCCACACCGCCGCCGAGGGCATGGACGAAACGACCGCGGACGATTTGGTGCGGCTGGACGACATGATCGCCCAGAGCCTTCAACGGTTGTCGGTGGTCGAGTCGGTCGCCAGCGTGCGATGTCGGCGGTGCGGTGGTGAGATGATGAGCCACCACCGCTACTGCCCCCAGTGCGGGCTGCGCAAGGACGGGGTCGACGCCTCGCTCACTACGGACACGGTGCTCGACATGTCGTCACTCGAATAAAGGCAAATTTACTGTGCGAAATATCAGCGGGGTTTTAGTACTAGTTGTCGGGGGGGTGGACGCTGGCCGCTTTGTACGCCCACGCCGACCCAACCATGTCCAACCAGGCCTCATTCCATTTCGGGTCGACCTCGGCGTCGTCAAAGATCTCGTAGTTGACGTCGTCAAGCAAACCGATGTGTTTGTTCATGAACACGTCGTCAATAGTGACAGTGGCCTTTTGGTGGTGGATTACGTCGACTGACAGCTTGCCCGCCGCGTCCATGTGAACATGTCCATCTGGGTCGATGATGAAACCCAGATACGGGTATCGCACAAACTTCCACGGAAGCTTGGAGACTGGGAGTGTTGCTGCCATCACGGGTTTGTCCAACCCCTTTCTGTCTATTAATCCAAAATACACCCCCACCCGCACTGGCAAAGAATTAATAGATGCGGCCAGAATCGCGGCCAAACATGCGCGGACCACCATTGGGTAACTCCGACCCGCGTTTCATTCTTGGGGGGGATTGCGTTCGGCGCGCTCGCGGCCCACTACCTGGCGCTAAATGAAGTCCCGAACACACGCCGCGGGGCTATAATCATAGGTAGCTACATTGGCGCGGCGGCCGGGGTTTTGTTGCACAGGTCGCTGAACAACGTTTGCCTGGGGCTTTATGTCTTTGGGCCCCCGATCATTGGCCTGACCCTTCCCAGCGTCTTGTGAAATTTACTCACCCGTGTGCAATAAAGAAAACCATGTCTGGGGTGCATTGACCAAATATGGCGGCCAGTAGACTAGCATAGCTTGACCAATTGAATGATCAGCCCGGGATAGAGCGCCGCCACGTCGTCAATGATTGCGCTATACTTGGCCCAGTTGCCCCCAGCCAGCCCGCACCCGATAAGGTGAGGTAGTGCCACT